CACTCTACCCCCGTGATTAACTCTGTGGTCTGTCATATAGGATGCTTTATTTACTGATTCTATTCTCATAATCTTTAAAGCTTCCTTGTATTCCCTGTCAGCTAATTGAGCAGACTGTAAATCGGAACGCAATATATGGGCGTAATATTTTGCTTTATTGATTATTATATCCTTGTATCTATCATCCAAATCCATTGTATCACCATGAGCCGATAAGTCCGTATGCACTTTCCAGTACTCATACTGGATTGAGTAGTTGCTTTTATCAGGCACTGGTGTTAAACCAAATTTTTTGTCCTGTGTTGGATAAACTATGTCAGGTGTTCCATAAGCGGATGAGTCATTGGCTAAATCCCTTTCAAGGTACATTCTATTCCAGTTATCATACGTTACATATCTTAATTTTTTTACTGGTATATTTTCTGATATACGAATATAATCTACATCTAAATTTGTTGATGTTACTGTATTATTTAATGTTACATATGTTGTTTGTGCCGTAGCATCAAATGTTGTATCTAAAACTTTTCCTTCACCAAAATTTGTTACTTCTACAGTTGTATTTAAATTTGTTGTATCTTCAGCAGAAGTACCTACTTGAACTTTTAAGGATGCCCCTACACTATTAGAATCAAAAACTCTTAATTGTAATCTATATGATTTATTTTTTACTGTTGAAAATGATTGGTAGATAGCATAATCATTTAATCTTGCTCTACCATTTCCACCACTATTATACGCTGCACTTCCTGCACCTGCTATAGTTGTCCAACTAGATATATCAGAAGTAAATTCTCCATTTGTAGTCAGTTCTTTAGGAGCCAAGCGAAAAGTTTCCCAATCAACTTTTCGATAAGCTAAATCTCCCGATTGGGGAGAAGCTGAACTAGGCAAACTATAAGTCCGCTGTCCTGCATTTGTATCTTGAGTAGTTGATAAGTATAAATCGGGAATTTCTGAAATACTGTTATATAGCTCATGCATGGCTTTTAGAACGAACTTTTTAACGGATGTTTGAATGCCCCTGCTACTGGAAAAAGTAGTGGAAGTTAATTCCTTTTCGTTTAGTTCATTTAATACGTTATTTACTAAAACTAAATAAGTTGTCGCCATGTCTCCCTTCTTTTATTATATACCATATTAGCCTTTTGTCAAGGTTTTTCTTGCTTTGTTCTTTTTTATTTCAGAACCTTTGTTGTATTTACCTGCCCAGTCTTTGGCTATCTTGGGTTTTTTAGCCCATAAAAACTTTTCTTGTTTTTTAGATTTAAACGGCACTATGCCCCGCATGATTCACAGTAGTCATCCTCGTTGTAATTTGTTGTAAATTCCTGTTTTTCTTTTTTACAGTCACAATTCTTGCATTCACAGGATGTGCAAGAGCCGCCATTACTACAATGACACCCATGTTCACATTTTTTACAAGTTCCCATCTTCTTCTTTTTTTCCTCTTCTATCTGTTCAATTAATTCTAATGCTCCTAAGACCCTACTTCTTAAATCAATATTCCTATTAATTTGCTTGGTAAGGTCTTGGTGCTGTTGAAGTAAAGACTCTTTCTTAGTCTTTAAATTCATTATGAAGCGGTTAATCCTACATCAGGTTGTGAATCAACACCACCTGCAATTAGATTCCATAAACTTCCATCAGATATAAACAGTCCCATAAAATTAGCTTCCATTGTATCGTGGTCTGCGGCTATTCCTCTTACCAAGGCAGTGCCTTCCGTATTATGAAATGTCAACGCTTCTCCACCCGTATTATTAACAGCTAATATTTGTCCTGCTGTTCCTGTTCCTGCAAATCTAATTCCAGTTCTGGCACCGCCATTTGCGTCTATGTTTGCACAGGTTGCTGTTATTAGAATTGACCCGTTATCAGCAAGGTTTGTCACTGATGGTCTTGTTGCTATAAGTGGTACAGGTAGTGTAAGTCCTCCAGAAGCCACACTCATTACTTCAGAAGCACCTGCTCTGAAGAATAATGAATCATCTGTATTATCGTATCCAACAGCACCTATATCAGAATCTGATTCATCACCAAAATTTAAGTGAATATTTCCTGCACTATTAGAAAGAAAAAATACACGATTATATATTCCGTTACCGCTTGTCTCTCCCAAATCTGCTGAAAACATTCCGGTAGTTTGTATTACTGTAGCTGCATCTATTCCTTGAGCAGCAGTTGCTCCTTTATTAATTTCAAAAAGAACTTGTGGAGTTGCTGTTCCAATACCTACTCTATCTTCTCCACCATCTACAAAAAACATATTGGCATTATCATCTGATTCAATCCTGAAATTTACATCCGCACCAGAATCGTTAAATGTTACTGCACCTTCTACATCCAAACCACTCGTTAAATCCAGTTCACCGGATTGGATTGTCCCACCTGCTCCTATTGAACTCATCATTCCTGTCAACATCTTATATCTCCACTATTCTTACCGCCCCAGTAGTTGTACTGGTTGAGTTGTGATTAAAATAGATACTGTCAGGGCCGAGTGATAGAGGTACAGTTAAAAATATTAAAGTATCCTTGTCAAGTACTAAATCATTTGACGCATTAACATCGGTAGTAGTAGTCGAAAAATTAAAATATAATTTTACAGCCGAATACACACCAATCATAGAAGTTCCATTTGTTACCTGTTTATGAATGGTATTAGTGACATTCGCACTACTCCCTGTTGTTGCGGCAGACTGAACTGACCACCCGGCGACACTTCCAATACCTGCCATACCGAAATTTTTATACGCCATTTTTTAGTCTCCTTGTTATTTAAAAAAAAAATTTGTTTGTGTTTGTAAAAGAGGGCGAATAATTCGCCCCCTCTTTAATTAAGTTTTATTAAGCAAATGTTACCACTTGTCCATCGCTATCGCCTGCATAACCATTAAAGTCTGCAGTGAGTGCCCAGACACGTACCACGCAGTTAACCTCTCCAGTAGTTACTTTTATATCTATTGTATCGGTTGCTGCATAAATGCCATATGCAATAGATGTAGTACTCATACTACCTGCTCCTGCTTGTTCTCTGATTGTCATCAGACCCGTAGAAGTTGTAGCTGCTGTACTAATATATCTATCTACATCGGCACCATCGCCTAATCCTAAAGTTCCACTATTGCCTGCTGTATCTGCTGTAATAATATCAATTCCTGCTGTAACCACGTAGGTGTTAGCTGGAAGAGTGATACATTCGAAGATATCATTCGCCGCATTAGTTGTTGAACTGAAATCAACCACCACACTGACACATTTAAGGTCAGGTGCTTTTGATGGATGGCCAGCAGTTCCGCTAGCCGGACTTATTTGATAAGTTGCCATTGTTTACCCTCCTTATTATGCTAAGACAGCGACACTTCTTACGATTGCTTCAGGTCTTAATACCTTCAGCCCGTAAACGTGTAACCCTCTTACTATGTCAGAAAATGAGTCGGTATCCCTAACTACTTCTGTTTTCGCAATATGCGAAGCAGTTGCAGTAGAAGACATATGTCCTGCCATGCAGAAAAATCCATTGCCTGTTCCTGAAACAGTAATAATATCTGTACCAGACCTATTTAATGCCGTTGATTTATATAAATTAAAGCCCATTACCGGCTTGTTAGTTACCATACCATTTCTAAGTGGTGATGTTTCATTAGCTGCCACGACACTCATGTCTACAACTTTGGAATCATCATGTCCCAAGAACTGATAGTACTTCGGTGCCGCAATAAACCATCTACCTTCTTCCGGAACGTGATTGTCATCCAGTACTCTAGCTGCTTCCGCTATTATATCAAAAGCGGTCGCACCTGTTGTAACAGTGACGGTAGTTCCAGAGTTAATGCTAGTAGCCGTAGAAATACCTTCTAAGATATCACGGTCATACTTACGTTTTAACGCGTAAGCACCTGAAGAAGCCGCTAGAGCCTCCCAGTTGACGTGTGATTGTCTTTCTTCGATATCATCCACTTTAAAAGCAAAGTAGTTGGCTGTGTCTACAACAAGAGTCGTCTGATTATCAGCCAAATCTTGTGTGTTAACAACAGCACCT